TCGTTTCCTGCGCTGCTACCGGCACAGCAAACGTGCAGGTGACCTCATCTCCGACCAGCATCCCTTTCTCGATTTGGACGATGACTTGTGGTGCCGCGCCGACTGTTGCGACTCCGGTATTCAGCCCTCCCACCCAGACTTTTACGGGCACGCAGGCGGTCATCATCACCGACGCAACCGCGGGCTCGACGATTTATTACACGACCAATGGGACGACGCCTACCACCGGCTCGACGGTCTACACAGGGACCTTCAATGTGACAGCGACGACCACGGTCAAGGCAATATCTTCAGCGCCTGGCTACACTAACAGTGCGGTCGGCAGCGCGACTTATACTCTGACCGCTGCGACGATCAGCGAGGCATATCTAAACGTCCCAGGCAGCTCTTTCCTCAACTACGTGGTGGTCGGGGGCACGGTGCAGTTTACCTGCACAATTCGGTATTCAGATGGCGCAGAGCTTAGTTCAACCGTGGTCGGTGTACTCAATGCGCGTGGCGACGCGATTTCCTCCTGGACCACTTCGGCAAGCAGCGTTGGCCTCATCAATACCAGCGGCCTGATGACGGCGGTTGCTTTGGGCGTCACGCATATCCAGGCAATCATCAACGGCACGGTTCCGAGCAGTCAGTGGTACGAGTACGTCTCACAATCTGCCAGCACTAAGACGCAGGGAACTACGACACAAGGCGTGACCATCCAATGACAGACGTGAGGTGCCCATCCGACCCCAGAAGAGTGACGCTTGGACTGTCGAATCGGTATATGCACACTTTGCCAGACGCTTCAAGGATATAGAGCGTCTGTATGATGCTCGATTCAAGGCAGACGCGCTAATCGGGAAGGCCAACCGCCAAGCTATAGACATCGCGATTAAGGCCGTAGAGCAGACGGCGACTACCGCGAGGCAATATGGCGAAAAGGCGATAGAAAAAGCCGAAACGGCGAACGATAAGAGGTGGGACGCCGCGAACGAGATAAAGGCCGCGATGAAGGATCAGCAGGCCACGTTCGCCACCAAGGAAGAAATGGACCAAAGATGCGCGAGCAATGCGGAGAAAATAGCTGAATTAACCGCGTGGCGCGGCCGGATCGAAGGAAGGGATATGGGCAAGGGAGAGGCCACGACCTCCCACCAGGTAAGCGCCAACTTCATCGTGACCATAATCATGGCGCTCATTGCAATCGCTGCCGTGATGGTGGCTATCTTGAAGCATTAAAAATCGTCGAACGGGGGAACGATTGCCACTAAACGAAGAGAAGGTAACCCTCATGATCAAGCATGAAATTGAGATATATGACAAGAAGCAGGACGCCAGGCATAAGGAAAACTCCTCGCGTCTTGAGGTAATCATTGCTGAGCAGAGGAACGTCGCCAACGTGCTGGCGAGTGCAAGCGGTGAAGCTATCGGCCGGGCTGCCCACAACAGGATCTTTCTGGCGATCGCTGCCGCGGTAGGTACGGCACTCATGACAGGAATCATCGAGCTGATAAAGCACGCATGGGGAATGCACTAAATGGAGAAGCTATGACAAAGGGATCGTTGATTGAATATCAGGCGCTCAAGATCGCCACGCTTGAGCAGGAGATTGAGAAGTATCGCATTGCTATAGCAGCCCAGTTATGGGGGAATAGTGGTGGGTGTGTTGCCAACCTGCGGTGCGTTGCTGGAGAGTTCGGTATCACCAAGGAAATGGCTTGCTCGCCCGTGGTGGAGATTAACAATTACTCGCACACTCACCAAGAGAAGCGGTTACGTGAGGAACTGCATCGCCTGGATGAGTTAATGGCGTTGCATAGCCATGTCACGGGTGTCGATTTCAGGTACCAACGTGAGCTGATTAACGAACTAGAAGCCCTTACCGGGAAGATTGTTTATTACGCTAACTATCCCGTCAGCAATTGGATGGAGTTTCCAGAGCTCCACCCCGATATCAAGCGGCAGATAGCCAAGGCCGCGGAGTTTTGGATGGACTTGCCTGACTTCATGTACCCGGAAGGATGGAATGGTGGTACCCCTTCCTGTGTTGGCATTACGCATGCACTGGTCCGGCTCAAAGCAGAAATCGACCGCGCAGCGCAAGAGCATAAGGGCCTGCGGTCGGCATAATGGCCAACCAAGACGTCGCCATCAGCTACGCATTGAGCTTTGAGGACAGCAAGCTTACCGGCGTGATCACCACCAATGATGACGGCGTAACCAAAACTCGGTATGGGATCGATCAGCGGTTTCACCAGGATTTGGGTGCCAGCGGGTTCTTCAAGGATATGGGCTCTATCGCCGCCCTGCAGATAGCTAAGGGCGTGTATGCACAAAGCTACTGCCTGCCGCTGTGCATCACGGAAATTTCCAACCAGGACATTGCGAACAAGCTGCTGTCGCTCGGGATCAACATTGGCGTAAAGCCGGTGAGTAAATTCCTGCAAGACGCTGTTGGGGTCACGGAAGACGGCGTAATCGGCGTGCAGACGCTGATGAAGCTTAGTTCTGCGGACTCGCTGCTGGTGCTCACTGATCTGCGCGCTTCGGCGGAACGATTTTACTACGCGGATGTGGCCGCAAATCCTGATAAGCAGAAGGATCTTAAGGGATGGCTAGCGAGGGCACGAGCATGAAACAACCAACACACGACGAGATTGAACGCGAAGCCTATTCCGAATGGGAAACGGCCGGCAGACCGGAAGGCTTCGACCCGCAAACCGGCATGGATGTTTCCGTGGCGATATGGCTGCACTCGGAGAGCCTTCTGCGGGAGTTGATGAATATCCCACTTGGGCCTGAGACGCGGCCGTCTTACGTGGTGATGCCATGAGCGCGGAGCTAGGTGGGTAAGGTGGACATCATCATCCTGATCGTCGGAGTGGCGATGGTCATTGGGATTTCCATGCTCAGCAAAAAGGGAGGACGTAACGGATGAATTGGAAACTATGGTTACAGGGGCTACTGGCGGCGTTCGTTTCCGCGTTTGCATCCGCGGCGTCGGGGGCGATTGCACTCCCGGCGGTCTTTACTTTCGACAAGGCGGGAGTATTGAACATGATCCGCCTGGCAACGGTCCCGGCGATGATTGCACTGTTCGCCTATCTCAAACAGTATCCGACACCACAGCTCTCGGCGGTCGTGGATCAGCAGGGCAACGTTAAGGTAGTCGGTAACCCCGTGGCTGAGGTCACGGTGACGGGAAAAAAAACACTATGAGCTTCACATCTGTTCTTGGCAAGGTCGGCACAATCTTCAAAGACTTCTTTACGATCGCACTGCCGGTCGCAAAGGCAGCCGAACCATATATCGACGTAGCGTTTCCTGGCATGGCAACGCTCTACAACCTTACTGTCACCTTGGTGACGAATGCAGAAGGTGCCGCCGCCGCCGCAGGAGCCCAGGCCGGTAGCGGGGCGCAAAAGCTGGCTCTGGTCTTAGCTTCACTGCAACCGTATGTCGTTCAACAGCAACAAGCGTTAGGCATATCAAATCCCACGATCGCGCAGACCACCGCGTACATTAACGCCGTCGTCGCGGCATGGAATGCGTATCAAGCGGTGACCGCCGTCCCTGCGCCCACCCCTGCACCCGTAATCCCGCCGACCGTCACGACTGTGGGCGGGAGCCAAATGACCGTCACGGAGACGAAATGAGCAATACGAAAACTATTCAAATTACCAACTATGCCCCAGACCGGTTCGCAAGGTTTGAATCCACCGTGGCCGCCAAGGGGCTGAAACTCACTGGGTATTCGGGCGAGGCGCACGACTTCGGGGCGGATGTGAAATACGTTTACGACGCTGCTACAGAGACGCTGACGCTCACCGTTCTGCACGGGCCACACCTGCACAACTTCGACGCCTTTTGCGCCGAGCTCGAGGTGTTTGTGGAGAGTCAACAGTAGGCAAGGAGGAAATCATGGGATCGGCCAATTGGATCGCGAAAGCGACCTCGAAGAACAAGGGAAGCTTCTCTTCTGCTGCGAAAAAAGCCGGAGAGTCAACCGCTGAATATGCAAGCGAGAAGTCTGGCGCAAAAGGCAAGCTCGGCAAGCGCGCTAGATTAGCGCAAACGCTGATGTCGATGAGGAAGAAATAACATGGCCCACACCAGATTGATTAACCTCAACGGCAGCGCGGGCGCTTTTGTCGCTGTGTCCGCAACTCAGGTAACCCGGCGCTTCGACATAATTGAAGACGGCAGCGTTACCGCGCAGGGCATACAAATGCAATTCGCGGATGGAAACACGCCACCGTTTACCACCATCAGGACGGTTCTACCGCCGGCCCAGCCAGTTACTCTAGGTACCCCCATTCCATGGGGCCATGGCTATGGCCTGGTGATCGGAACGCCGCCGGATAACTCGGGTGGCTATGCGATCGCGGCCACACTCTTGTGTAATCTTCGCTCAGCGACTGCGACTGCGACCACCGTCGCCGTCACGGAGTACGATTGATGCGCCGGCTGCTGGTGGCCCTGATCATGGCTGCTTCGGCAGCCATTTCTATTGCTCAGCAAACTGGTGGCGGAGGTGGGGCTGGGGCTGGTGGTGGCGGAGGAGCACCTACGGGCGCGGCAGGCGGAGCGCTCAGCGGAACCTATCCTAACCCATCGATCGCGGGGGCAATCAATCCATCCTCCACGGGCGCAACGACACCAGGAACGGGGGCGTTTACGACGCTTAGTGCAAGCAGCGGAGTATCGTCCACCTCGGATGGCGTGCATGTGGGCGAAGTCAGCATCGTGGGCAATACGACCAACCCCTCCGTTACAGCGAACACATTCAATATATTTGGCCCAGCACTTGCAACCTTTACGGCGTATTCATGGCAGGTTCCCTCCGCTGCGCCGAACTATGCGGCATTGGCGTGCGTCGGTTCCGTGTCCAGCTCAGTGTCACAGATAACTTATTGCCCCCAGGCTGGATCAGGGGCCGCGATACCTACAGGTCCAAATAGCTCTACTTCGGGAGACTTGGTTTCGTATACAGGAACCGGCGGCCAGCAGCAAGACAGCGGTATCGCCTCGGCGAATGTTCTCGTGAAGGCTCCGCTTACTTCTTTCAGTCTCTACAATCCGGCATCAGAAGCCAGCAACCTCGTCTTGAGCGCAGCAAACGCGGTCAACTGGGTCGCGTTCACGATTCCCGCGCAAGGGATGACCGTAACCCATTTCGGATTCAACGTAAACGCTGTGGATGCCACGACTAGTCATCACTATGACATCTGCTTGTGGAATAGCGCGGGAACGATGGTGGCAGATCTGGGAGCCCACGCAGGAGGCAGCGGATGGCCAGATACCCAATATGGAAATGACGTGGCTATCGCACAATCCAGTGTAACGCTGCCCGGTGGTACATATTTTGCAGGCTGGAGCGGGGATGCCACCACCCTCAACCTTAGCGCTCCGAATAATTCCGGAGTTTACTCGCTAGCGCTGTACGGGGTAGGCCCGGCGAATACAACCACCGCCGGGCAGTGTGGGAACGTGACGGTGCCATCGCCTACCACGAGCAGTAATGATGTAAACACGTATCTCGGATTCACCCTGCTGCTTCACTAAGATGAATAAACTTATTGTTTTTGTACTGCTTACATTTTCGGTCCAGGCCTGGGCCGCGAGCTATTATCTCTCCGCTACCGGCAGCGACGGGAATAATGGAACGAGCGCAGGTGCTCCGTGGCTTACGCCGGATCACGCGGTGAATTGCGGAGATACGATCACTGCAGCGGCATCCAGTTCTTATTCTCCTGCTAACTTCCAGACATTCGGCACGGTGACATGTCCAGCCGGTAACAATGTCGCCTGGCTCATTTGTGCTACTTTCGATGCCTGCAAGATCAGCGGAATGACAAGCTCCCAGAATGCCATGACTGTCCAGACAAGCTATTGGGGCGTGCAAGGCTGGGAAGCGGATGGGTCGGCGACCTCTGGACCGTGCTTTTTGATGTACCCGTATGCGAGCTCTATCCACCACATTATCTTCGCCAATAACATTGCGAGCGGGTGTGGATTGAACGGTATAGCATCGTCGGAAAACAGTACCTACGGCGTGGATTACATAGCTATTTTGGGGAACATTACCTACAACGATGCAGGGGGGTCTTCGTATTGCGGCAGCGGGATTAGCATCTACGAGCCGGTGGCGTCGGACACCAAACCAGGAACCCACATCTATATTGCTGGGAACTTCTCCTGGGACAATTTCAACGGAAATCCCTGCAACGTAGGCACCCCTTCTGACGGGGAGGGGGTAATATTCGACACCTGGGACGGCGTCCAGACCGGGCTATCAAACTACGGGCAGCAGGGTGTAATTGACAACAATATTCTGATCGCCAACGGTGGCCGGGGAGTCGAGACGTTCAACAATTCTAATGGGCCCGGTCCTTTCGCCAAGATATACATTCGCAACAATACGATCTGGGGAAACAACCTTGATACCCGGCCAACCTATGCGGCCTTTGTTTGCGGCGAGACGCTTATCTACGAAGCATTCAATATCGAATCGTTTCAAAACATAGTCGCGACTTCGGCAACAAATGGGTGCAATGGCGGTACCACTCCGGTATACAGCTTTTCCGTGAGTAGCGGAAATGGCACCGACCACGTGTACCAGGATTACATTTACGCAGTTGGCGGGACAACTCAGGGCATAACCAGCTCGACCGGGTTCTCGTATGGGCCGAATAATATAGTCGGCACGAGCCCCTCTTTCTCTAGCGCAGTTGCTCCAGGAGTCCCCTCATGCGGTAGCTATGCCAGTGTTCCGGCTTGCATGGCAACCGTGATCGCCAATTTTATGCCAACAGCCACATTGGCCAAGCCCTACGGATACCAAACGCCGAGCCCCATCAGCAGATACGACCCGCTCTTTCCGCAGTGGCTGTGCAACGTCAATCTGCCGGCTGGATTAGTCACGCCGGGATGTTTGACGGCCTCGGCCAGTTCAGGCGCTAGTATCAGCGGCAGCAAGATTCAGTAATTGAGAATCACTCGCTCTAAATCAAGTTTCAGGGGAAAAAAGGAAAACCCATGTTGAAGAAAGCAGTGCTGTTCCTGGCGCTCTGCCTGACTGCGCTCATTTCTCCGTGGGCAGGCGCGCAGGGCGTAGCTGACCGAACAAAATTAGCGATTCGATGAAAAAACTCCTCGCTCTTCTGGCGATCGCCGCTGCGTGCCTGCTCGGACAGGATAGCTATGCCCAAAATGTCGAAGGCCAAATCATTGCTTCGCAGTTCGGCGCATACCAAGTCCCAGGCATCGCCACCGGATCGCTGCAATTTGAGCCGGCCAGCTGCCAGGTGATTGGTGGTGGCAAGAACTTCAATGCGTTCAGCGTGGGTGTGCCGGTAAAGATTGTTGACTCGAACCCCCTGCTGAACGAGATCGATACGCCGTCCTCAGTGCAGATAAACGCCTGCACCATATCGATGGCGACAAGCCATATTCATGCAACGCCGTTCTATGTGACATCAGGCACAGGCGGCCTGCAGGAAGCACTGATCAACGGGCTCTCGAAGGCAGGCGGCGCAAATACCGTCATCCTGAACGCTGACTGGTATGCGCAGGTGCTGCCCGGTAATCCAGCGACTGTGATTGCTGCGGTCAAAGGAAGCACCACGCTGGGCCTAGTGGACGTAACCACGACTCCGTACACGTCTTACACCTGGAATGGTTCGGCCTACGCGGCAAATGGAACAGGCGGCGCAAACACTCCAGCCACCAGCAACCTGCTGAAGGGCAACGGCGCTGCTAACGGAGTAATTCCAGCGGTTCCAGGCACAGACTTTCTTGTTCCAGGGGCCCTGCCCGGCACCACAACAGCAACGACTCAAACGACAGGCGACAACACGACCAAGGTGGCGACCGACGCGTTCGTGCTGGGCAATTCGGCGACCGCGTCCATCCCAAACACGGTGGCACTCCTCAAGGGTGCTGGGGTTGCTGGTTCGGCGGCAGCAGCTACAGTAGGTACTGACTACTTTGGTCCGCAGACAGCCACGGCCGCATATCAGACCCCTCTGTCTACGGGAGCAGGAACCACCTTCGCTCCGGGTGGCGTCCCGGTGTCATTCGGCACAGCGCAAACCCAATACATCCAGCAGCAAGTCACCAACTCGAATTACACCACGCTAAACATCAACTCCCTCAACGATGAAATTTGGGTCGAGGGATTCACTGGCGGACCATATACGGGAATCGGTCAGACGCAGGTAGCATGGGTGACCGCGACGAACTACCCGCTCTGCCAGAACGTGAGTTACTCGGGGGGAAACTACGTAGCCATCACCTACCCGAATTCCTCGGTCACTCCGACCAGCAACGTTACGGTATGGTGGCCAAAAGCAACCTCTGACGCCACCACGCAAGCAGATTGCGCCTTCGCTAGCGCGGCAGGTAAGGCGGCCGCCACTAGCAAGCAGCAGACCTTGCGCGCTGGCTCTGGTAGCTGGAATATGACTGGCTGGATTGAGCCCGGCGGCCTCTACTCGGTCAACATCAAAAGCTGCGGCATCTTCTGCGGCACCTGGAATTTCACCGGCACGGCTGCCGTGCCCATGGTGCAGCGTGCCACAGGTGGAGCGTTTACCTTTCTTGACGTGTCAGACGCCTACTGGGAGCCGAATCAAGTAGCCTCCTCGATCTTCGACCTGGGAGCGCTGAATCAAAGCCATTTCGACAACATGCAGTGGGACAACCCTGCACCTCTGGGAACGGGGAACTCGGGGAACTTCTTCGCACGTTTCGGTGAATCGGGCGGCGACGGATTTCAGGTCTATCCAAACAACATCACCATGGGCACTTCGCCCACAAATCACAATACGGCTACGATCACCGCGAACTTGACCGGCACCACGCTGACATCGTTCACGCTTGTCAATGGTGGGTCTGGGTACCTACCGGCCGCCGCCAACAACATTCTTTACCTGCAAATCAACGGATACAAAGGGGGTACGTCTTTCCAGCCCTGCACAGTCATGCCGACATGGTCAGGCAATCCATTCACCGTTGTCTCCGGGGTCATAACCGCCGTAGCGGCCCCGACATCAGGAGGAACAGGTTGCTCGGGAACCATCGACGTTGCCGCCTACAGCTACTTCCCTGTGCAGTGGGGCATCTACAATAACGCCTCGGACTCGACGCTCAAAGACATCACCATCTATGCCAGCAGCCCTTACGGCGCCGGGATCTATGACAATGGCGGGGACACGCACCACATCCACATCCATCCCAGCTTTATTACCAACGGAATCGCGACCATCTGCGCGAACGATACCTATGAAAGCACGGAGCTCGACAACGTTTATAACCAGGGGTTTCAGTTCAACCAGCCGTTTGCGGGCACGGGATGCGCGGTATCTGGAACACATTCTTATGGCGCTACCGCGAAGGGAAACGCGGTCTATTACTTCGCAAGTGCATTAGCTCAGGTCACGATTGGGACCTCTGCCTCTCTTTCCGGAGGGACGACCGCGGCTGACTGGCAAGAGTTTGTAACTCAGTCCGGGACGATCGCCGCAACTTCCGACTGGGCAACGAAAGCTCCATCCGGGCTGGTGGTTACTGGAAACGACCTCTCCGCTGGCGAGGCCATGGGCGACTGGCAGCCGATCATCAACGCGACCACAGCAAATATCGGGACCCTGAATGCTACAACCTTCAACCCGTCCAGCATCGGCTCGGTGAGCATCACGGCGAATACGCTGGGCACGGCTACCAGCGGAACGAATTACAGCTCTGGGAACATTACCCTCTCGGGCAGTTACTACAACTCGACGGCTCACCTTAGCAACTGGGTAATTACCAACCAGATCGGCGCTGGAACCAACCCCGTAACCGCGCTCAACTTTGCCTGCTCCACTGGGTCGACGGGTCAATGTCAGGCTAATTTCAGTAACTCCGTTCTTGGCGCGCAAATCATTAAGACGACCGGTTACACGGTAGCTGCTTTGCCCTCCGCATCAACTTCTGGTGCAGGGGCACAGGTTACGGTCACTGATGCAACCACCTTCACTCCGGGAACTTGCACTGGGGGCGGGTCGGATTACATGATCGCCATTTCGAACGGGTCGACATGGAGCTGCCATTAAAAGCCTTCTGGCGTTCGTGATCTTCCTGCTGTGCTGCACGCATGTGCAGGCACAGAACGTGGAAGGCCAGATCATCGCTTCGCAATACGGCGAGTTCAAGGTTGCCAGCCAGAGCACAGGCGCTTTCCAATTCCCGCCCGCTACATGCCAGGTGAGCGGTGGAAACAAGAACTTTGATGCCTTCAGTGTCGGCACTGCAGTAAAGATCGTTGATTCAAATCCCGCGCTGACAGAAGTAGCCACCCCAAGCAGCGTATACATCGGGCAGTGCGTCATCAACATGGCCACGACTTACACGCACGTGCCGCCGTTCTATCTGACCTCCGGAACAGGCGGCCTGCAAGAGGCAATCACAGCAAACCAGCAAGGTATTGCAGGGCCAAACAGCGTCATTCTCAACGCGGAATGGTACGCACTGATTCAGCCGCGAAACGCCGCAACGGTCATCGCTTCCGTACATGGCAACACCAGCATGCCACTGGTCGACATCACGACTACCCCGTACACGTGGTATCAGTGGGGCGGCTCGGCCTATGCTGCAGTGACTATCAGCGGCAGTGGATTGCCCCTATCCGGCGGGACGATGTACGGAACTTTGTTTGCGCCGAACATCAACGGCGAAGTCTATCCAGCTTCGTGCGGCCTCTCGCCTGCGCCTTCATGGTGCTCGGGAACGACTGCGGATGCGTGGATTCGCGCGGCATGTACACAGCTACCTGCGGCTGGTGGGACGATCAACCTGCTTGGATTGACGGGAACCATCGCAGCGAGTGTCCCATGCAGCACGCCGACAAAGCAGGTAATCACGCTCCAAGACCCAACTTCCACGTTGACCATCACCGAATCAGACGGGGGAATCGTCTTCCCGCTGGACAACGGGAGCATGCTTCTTGGGCCAGGAGCGGGGCAATGCACCAATGCTGGCGGGATTCATCTGGCAAGCGGTGCAAGCGTGACAGCCATCGTTGGGCCAGCGCACACCGATGGGACGCAGGAGAATTTCACCGCCAATGGGCTTTGCATCTACGGAGCCGCCGGTGCGACAGTATCGAAAGGCTTGATTTACGCCAGCCACACGTATGCTAATACCTCATTTGATGGCAATACCATCAGCGTGTGCAACACGGCTTGCATGATGATTCTAGACAGCGGATCAATTCAGATCACCAATAACTGGCTGAACGTCTCTGATGGAGTGGACTCTATCACCGGAACCCCTCTGATCATTCAGGGAACAGGTGGAGGTGGGTGCAACGTGGGTCCAATCTGGGTAACCGGGGACCAGATCGAGCACGCTCTCGGAGGCAGTCCAGAGATTGTCATCGAAGGAGACGGAACCGGGTCGCCTCTTGCCTGCGATATCCACATTAAGGATGTGGGAATAGAGCGACAACATGGTGGTGGGACACCATCATCGATTGGGATAAGCATTGCTGATTGCAAGAATTGTAGCGTTGACAGTATTGTGTCGACGGGTGTAACGGGCGGTTCGGCGATGGTGCAGATTGCGTCGAACAGCTCCGGCAGTGTGGCCAACGTAAGCCTGACCAACATCAGCAACATCTTCGGCTCCTATGCCAACACGGTCAATGACACGTCGGCTGGAGTTGAGTTATCGTTTCTCGCTCAGCCACTTGTCGCCACCTATTACTCTAACCCGGGTTATGTTCAACCCCCGGCACTTCCCGGAACCACGCTCCAATCAGTGGGCAGCGATGTGATGAGTGGCTTAGGTAATTTCTCCACCGGGAGCAGCACAATCGGAACCGACTTTTACGTTACCGGATGCTTCGGTTCTATTACCTGCACCCTCACGCGCACCAACTCGTCGCCACCACCCGGCTACACATACTCGCAAGAAGTCGACATTACCGCGAACTCTGATACTGGCGTCGGGTTTAATGGTTTGCAGTATGGTTCAGCAGTTAGCTTCACGGCGGGGCAGACTTACATCGCCAGCTTCTGGGGTAAGGGAGATGGCACGTTCACTGGGTTGCCGACATTTGTTCTGCAAGATACGTCGATCCCGGCCTACTATTGCACCAACATATCACCCACAGCGTTTACGACAACGTGGACGCTCTACTCGTTCACTTGCACGCCGACTACATCCGGCAGCGCTTACCTGGCCGTGGCTGCACGCACTCCGATCGGGGCGACGGGAGCCTTTTGGTTTGGCGGCTTCGTTGTCGCTCCAGTAGCTCCGCTCACTCCCGGAAATCTCCTGAGTTCCATTTCCCCTTACGGGGTTGGTCCAGCCACCACCGGCCAGCAGGCCATCACCATCAACAGTACGCCCTGCGAGTTGGGGGGAAGCTGCAGCGTAACGAGTAGCGGCGCATCACCTTACACGATTACCGCTTCCGGTACACCAGTCATCAATCTGGCGAACGGCCCACTGCAAACGATAACCCTAACCTCCGCCGCTACGGCAACCGTGACAGGTATCGCGGCCGGAAGTCGCTTGGCTATGCAGATATGTGAAGGGTCCACGGTCTACGCATGGACTTGGGCCGCCGCAATCCATGGGGGAATTTGCGTAGGCCCATCGTGCTCTCCATATCCATCGCAGGCAAATACCTGCTCGATGCAAACATTCAATTCGTATACCGGGACGACGCTGGTGCCGGAGAACATAGGAGTCGTAAATGTCTCTCCGTAGCTTAGCGCTATTCGTATTCCTGGCATCTGGTATGGCTCTCGCGCAGGGCACTGGAGGTAACGGCGTGCCGGGTCAGTCAATCGGCACTGGTAATTACACCCTTGGCAGTACCCCGCTCGTTTCTGGAACCCCCACCACGACCATCGCAGGACTTGCGCAGTTGCAAAACGTATTCTACTTATCCTCCGCTTCCGAGATTGGAGCGCAGTGCAACTCGGCAGTCACTGCTCTCGGTTCGACTGGGGGCGTAATCCAGCTACCCAACTCCACCTCGCTGACGATGACCACGGCCTGCACAAACATCCCCCCGCAGATATCGATTACTGGATATGGCAAGAACGCCACCATCATCACTTGCACGGTAGCGGGTGACTGTTTTCAATTCACCATGAACCCTACGACCGTCGGTTCGATCGCATCGGGGGTTTCAAGTTTTGAAATCGACGGCAGCGGGGCCAGTAATCAAGTTCTTATGCACTTCAACGGCGCGAGCGGCTACACGCTTCACGATCTACAATTTGAGCCCTATGGCGGGTCCGGTAATGCGGCTACCTGTCTCGAATTTGATAACTCCGCAACGGGTCTCTTTACGGAAAGAAACCGATCCTACAGCGTAAATCTTGAGCGGCAATGCACGACCGGTGTGCTTTTCAATCAGAACTCAGGAGACAGCAGTTACTCTTTCGGCTACAACAACTTCGAGTTTCAGCTAGCCGCGGAGGGATCGAATTATGGAATTGTGTTCAACGGCAACGGGATACTCTACGGCGGCTCGCTGACTGTCTACTGCAACCACATCGGCCCTGGCGGTGGATGCGTGCAGTTCAACAACGCCTTTAATGCTAACGGTATAAGTGGAGCACCGGGAGAAAGATTATTTATCACAGCAGAGGAAGATGGCTCGGGCGCTGGCACGGTCCTGGCGGCCACCGGGACAAATAGCCTGAATTTCGACGGGATCATATTTAATGGTTCGTCCTCGGCTACGGCACTAGCGACGAACACATCCGTGGCAGGAGGCGCGACCCTTTATATCTCCAACCAGTACGGGGTTCAAGGATCAAACGGCACAGCACAATCCGGGGTTGCTGTAGATACCAACTACAATACCGTGGCTGGTGCCACACCGAGGTCTTTCCTGTGTCCAAACATAGGCGATGGGGCATGGTGCGAGACTTTAGTAGGTACAGGCACCGGTACGGGCAATGCTGCCACGCTGCAATTTTTCAATGAGGGCAACAATAACTCCGGCAGCCGCGGCATTTTGGGCATGCCCGGAAACTCTGCGATTGAATGGGACAACGCTGGAAACGCTTATGTGACGGGCGGGAACCTCATTCTGGGGAACACGACCTACGCTACAATCCAGATGGTTGGCCCCCATACCTGGTATGACGAAATCAGCTCGACCGGGCAATACATTCTGTTCGATGTTACAAGCAACACAACGCCGTTTTATATCACAACGGCGGGCTCCCCCTACAACAACGCTTTTGCGGTTGGTGCTAACTCGATATTTGGGTGGAGTTCTCAGGCTCAATATGCCAATAACGCCGCCGCTGACACCGCCTTCTCGCGTTCGGCTGCAAACGTAGTTGCTTGCGGCGACGGCACGCAAGGGGACTTCTCTTGCCGCTTAAAGTTGGCCGCGATAACTCTGGCGGGCGGTACGTCGCCAACGATCACGGGATGCGGTACGATATCGGCGCAAGCGGGCGGTGCTACGGCAGGAACCTTTACTACCTCTTTAGCCGGAACCTGCACGGCGGTAATCCCATTACCCACTGTAGCTCACGGCTATATCTGCAATGTGATGGATCAAACGTCTCACACGGTACTTCCGCAAAGTGCCAATAGTACGGCAAGCTGCACTGTTACAGGCACAACTGCGGCAAGCGATGTTCTGGTATTCTCGGCGCTTGGCTGGTAGCTAGTAGCGCGGCCCTTTCCTTCGGGAAACCCAATACGTAATCAGTCCGACGATGCCTGCTGAGACGGCGATAAAAAACGCGAGCCCAAGAGCCCCGGGTAGAGACTCAATCAGCAAATGCCAGACGAAGCGTAAGAAGTTCACCGCACCACTATAGCAAATCCAAGAGTTCAGGAGAAAACACATGGTTCGCAAAAAGATAGTTGTTGCCCTTCTGTGCCTGTCGGCAACCGGCTTTGCACAGACAATTACCAAGGCAGGTATAGCCACTCAGTTCAACCAGTGGCGCGCGCCCGGGACCACCAACCTCATCGCTGGAGCCAATGCCCTGGTGCCGATTGCCTCATGCGCAATCTCGGCAGGAGGGGTGAACACTTATGCCCTTGCGGCATCGACGCCGATAAAAATCAACGACCCCGGCAATCCGGCGATTGACGAAATTATCACGCCTACCGTGGTTGTGCAGGGGGGTGCATGCACAGCGACCTTCACCACCAGCAATGCCCACCCGGCGCCGTGGTACATCACCAGCGGAACGTTCGGACTGCAGGACGCAATTAATGCGGTCGTGGCGACTGGGGTTATGAATGTGGTGCAGCTTGATGCTGCGTGGTTCAATAGCGGCGGCACGGCGACGACCATCTACGGCGCCGCTGGAAGCCCATACGTATCGATTGTGGCGTCAAACCTCACGCCCTACCCAACCTATCGATGGAATGGAACTCACTATATTCCTACCTACTCTCTGCTTGGGAGCATCGGCACGGTTCCGGCAATTGCAGCAGGTGCGGCGGCCGGCAGTTCCCCAACTGTTCTAACTGCGGCTGGATCTTCCGGCAACATTATCACCGCGGACGTGACCACGGGGACAGCGACGACGACTGGCACGCTATTTACGGAGACAGTTGGGACCGCTCCAGCCTCAGGAAACATGGACTGCACCGTCCAGAGCGTCGGCGCCAACGTTCCACCTGCATTCACGGTATCAATCACTGGAGGTGTTGCGACTATTGCCGTGGCCGCTGCTCCGGTGGTGTCGACGGCATACATCTTCGCACTGGCGTGCAACTAGATGTGGAGGCTTCCATGGATACCCCGATTCCTGTACGAGGACCTGAAGGCGGAAATCTCCGACCTGAAGCGCGAGCGGCAGATTTTATACGACCGTCTAGCAACTCTGGGGCTGGGTGGTCCGCTCTTCACCTTGCCGAGCTCGCAAGATTCATCACCAATTACGGAACCAGAGGAGGAATCAATTAGCGAAGAGGAGCAGGAGCAAATATATATGGCATCCCTGCGACCCTCGAAGCGCGCGCACTATCTCGAATGGAAGATGAATCGCGATCGCAATAGGGTCAATCGGGGCCCAAGTGTGGCACATATCACGCCCGAGCCGGTTGCCAAAGTAACCGCTGCACTTGAGCAAGCCGAGCAGGCAGGGAAGAGCTCGGCTGGCGCTGAATTCGTAAAGTCTACCCTCGCCGTATTTAGAAAGAAACAGGCTTAGATTGGCCACAACGCCCACCCTCGACATGCAACAGCAATCGCAGGTGATCCCACCGCAAGAGCAGCCATCCCAGGAGCACACAAGCTCCGCGCCGATGGTTGGCGACGCGCAAGATCCCCAGAATAGCGGTGGCATCACCGAGGATGACCAGCGGGCACTCATTGCGCTCGTAAGAAAATATCGTGACCAGTGGTCCGCGAACCGCGTGTTCCTGCGTCAGCGCTGCGTTCGTAACCTGGAGTTCTTCAAGGGCAATCAATACATATCTTTCGAGCCAGGAAGCACGCAGTTCGTGGGCGGAGGCGATTGGTTCGGTTCTGGCATCGGGAACGGCACGCATGAGCAGAACGCGGACGACACCGATATTTATAAAAAGTGCAAGAACTTCTTTCAAATGTTGTGCGTTGGGTTCATTGCTGCGCTTTGTCCGCAGGTGCCCAAGTCAAAGTGGATGCCGGTGAACGCGGAGGAGCTTGCTGACGTAGCCACAGCCAAAGCCGCACAAATCCTCATCGACATAGTTGAGCGCGACAACAAAGAGGCGTCGCTACTCAAAGGGCAGTTGCTCTATATGTGGAACTGCGGTGCTGCCTTCCGCCATACACGCTATATCGTGAGCGCAGAGCGGGTTGGAACCAAGAAAGAGCCAATCTACAACTCGACTGAGACCGAGATCATGCCCGCGCGCATGCACTGTTACAGCTGCGGCGCAGACAACCCGGCCGGGACGCAACAGTGCGCTAACTGCGGAAAGCGCATGCTTGATGACAGCTTTTATCCCCCCGTGACCGGGCCGGTTACGCAACAGGTCGGGACTGAAGAGGTTCCGCAGGGCGCAGTCGTTCAGAATTTGTATAGCCCGCTCG